CGGCACTGCCGGCGTCATAGACGTTGGTGGATGCGGTGTCGCCCGTGGAGGTGACCGCCTGCGCGATGCTGTACTTGGTGTTGAGGTCGAGCATACCCATGATGGTTCTCCTTAAACGACGCGGGCTTCGGTGGCCAGCAGTTGATCGACGGTGACGACCGGTACGCCCATGAAGCGCAGCGTGCCACCTTGGATGCCCGTCCCTTGGCCGGCGACGGAGCCGGGGCCGACGGAACCGTACTGATTCACCGCGTCGGTGAAGCTCAGGGCGTTCTGGCTCTTGTCGAGCGCGCCGATGGAAAGCATCTCCTTGACGGTGCGGGAAGCCAGGAACATCGGCGTGCCCATGCCCATGGACGGGATGCGGGCCAGCGCCTTGATCATCAGCTTGTTCAGCCAGGTCGCGGCGGTGATGGCCTGGGTGCCGGTCTGGCCGGTCAGGTCGGAAACGTCGATGTTGGCGATACGAACCGCATAGCGCCAATCCTTGACGTGCAGGCCGAACTTCCACTTCCACAGCTCGGCGTAGGCGCGGAAGCGGTCGTTGTTCTCGTCGAACGCGTCGATCTCGCCCAGGTCTTGCTGCTGCAGGCCGGCTTGAGAGCCCTTCGGGTAGATGCCGGAAATGGTGTTTTCACTCGCGACGATCAGCCACACCGAGGTGTTGTCCGAGCCGGTGCCGCCCGCATCAATGATGTTTGCGCCGCTGGTGGCAGACAGGCTGTTGTAGCGGGGGGTCAGGCCCAGCACGCCGTCGGGGTTGGACGACGTGTCGCCGTAGATCAGCTGTTGCGCGAAGGTCTGGTTCATCGCCTCGATGAACGCCAGGCCTTCGGACAGGCGATAGGCGGCGGAATTGCCGTTCAGGTCGGCCAGGTCCTTGTCGATCTCGTTGCGGCCTTCAGCCATCGCGCACACATCCTCGATGGTGGCGCGGCCAGACTTGGACACCTTCACGCCGCGGTAAAAGCTGCGGAGCTGGACGGTGGGCAGGCCGGTACGGACGACGCCCTTGTGACCGGTGGGTAGGTTGCCTTCGATGAACGGCAGATAGGTGATGATCTCGTTGCTCTGGTTGAGCAGTTCCGCCACCGTTGCGACCTTGCCGTCAGGGCCGAAGCTCTTGGCGATGTCGATCAGCGTGTTACGGCCGGCGGATACAAGCGGCATGGTTGCCATGGTGCAGTCCTTTCAGATCAGGATTTCGGGGTGTTGTCGTACAGCGCGGAGAGCCGATCAGCCGGCGACGGCGCCTGCTTGCCAGGGATGACCGAATCCTGGGAGATCGCCTTGCCTGCGCGCACAAACACGCGCAGAACTTCGGGGTGATTGCCAAGGCCGGTGTCGTTCAAGAGCTTCGTGAATTCCGGAGTGGCGAACTTGTCCAGCGCCGTTTTCGCAATGGCCAGGTTTTCGTCGAGCTTTTCGCCACCGAACTCCTTGTCAGCCCGCGCGGACTCGGCCCATTCCTGGGTCATGGACTGCAGCGCGGCTGCTTGGCGCTCGGCGATGGCCGGGGCCATCACGTCAAGCACCTTCTGCGCTTTGTCCTGCGGCAGGTTCAACTCCTTGGCGACTTCCGAGAACTTGCCAATCACGCCGTCGTCGAGCACGTGGCCTTCGGGCGGAGTGAATTCGTAGGCTTCGGGCGCGCCTTCCGGGGCTTCGGCGGGCTTCTCTTCCGGCTTGGCGGCAGGCTCGGCGCCCTGCTCCCCCTGGCCTGCAGCAGCCTGACCTTCCGCCGCGGGCGGATCAGTCAGCAGCGTGCTGGGTTCGGGTGCGGCGGGGGCTTCGTTCGTCGCTTCGGTCATGATCCAGGCTCTCCTTGAGCATCTCGATGTATCTGTCAGGGCAGTGCGTTTTCAAGTCGTCGATGATTCGCTGGCCCAGCCACTTGACGCCCTCTTTGAAGGCCATCGCGTGCGGGTTGAGGTCGAACGAAGACGCATCCACGGCGCTGCGCTTGAGCAGGTCGGCAACGAATCGCCGGCCTGCTTTGTTGCTCATGACCCGCTTCAGATCGTCGATCTCGACCCGACGGGCAGCCTCGGCGCGGTCAGGCTCTTCAGCTTCGGCCGGGTTCAGGGCTTCCATCGGGTCGTGCAGGTCCATGTGAGGCACGATACGGAGGGCGATTCACGGCACGCGCACCCCTTCATGCGGGCAAGAAAAAGCCCGGCGCTTGGCCGGGCTGGGTGCTGCTGGGGCGGGGGTTTAGGCCCAGATCCTTCGGGGATTGCGTTATCCCCGCGCAACGGGGATTAGATTTACGCTGACGCGATGATGCCGATGCTGCGTAATTTCGCAAGCAAATCGTTGAGCTTCGTGACAGCATCTGTCGAGTCTGTCGCATTATCGACGGCGGCGGGCTGAGTAGTAGGGGTGCCACCCCAGAATGCCAGCTTTTGGTTATTGGCAAACCCGATCCTGGACCCAGTTGCGGTGCCAACGCCGATATGCACGCCCTCGCCCAGCCTGTACTCCGTCGCGTAAAGCCTGGCCGCGACGGTGCCACCGACTGCAAAACCCAGGGTGTTGGCCGCATACGAGTAAAGGCCTGTGTCGGGATCACCAGAAAACGTAATGCTGGGCGCGCCGACGGTTCCGTCCCCGAATTTTAAGCCCGACTCGATGCCGCCATTGCGAACCAGTTTGCTATTAATAATGCGGTTTGCACCGGCATTAGTTGGGTTTCCTACTGCAACTGCGTCATCAAAATCTATGTCGTGGAATACGTTGCCCGGCGCTTCAGCAATGTATGGGGTGTCGGCAGCTATTTTGAGGCTGGCGAACTCGTTTTGCACTGTCGGAGGTTTGCTGCCGTCCGGGTTTGTTCCCTGAGAGCCCTGAGAGATCGAAATACCCATAATGCTCCCGCGCAGAGCGCCGTTTGCAATAAGGTTCCGGCACCCCCCGACTAAGTTGATCGACGACGGATAGCCGGATGCGACGCGATCCACGTCGATATTGATCCCGACAACGATGTTTTCGGTGTTCGAGCGATCCCATCCGTCCGCAGTGCTCGTGCGATCGTCGAGGTATATCCCGACCCACGCGCGGCCAGTGATCGTAATGCCCTCGACTCGGTTGTTGCGGCATCCCTGATACAGCCAAAAAGCAGCACCCTTGCTGATAGTCGGAATGCCGCAGTCGTGGAGACGGATTGAGCGCACGACGTTGTGACGCGCCCCTTTCGTAAGCGTAAAGCCGCCCTGGTCCGCGTTGATGCACGTAATGCTGTCAAACTCGGAGTCAATACACAGTTGCGCAGAGACGTTATAGACCGAGGCTACGGCACCTCCAGCTGGGGCATTGCCGTTGACCGTCAGGTTGGCGATCTTCACATTCCGGGAGCCGATTGAAACAGTTGCCCCAACGACGTCGAGACTTACCGGCTCGTCTAGTGTGACCACGCTGCCGGAGATTGCAGTGGCGACTGCGTAATGATGCCGCGACAACCTGACCCACTCCGCCGTAGTGTGAGCGACCGCCGTGGTGCCCAGATAACCACGCGTAACGCCAGACAACAGGCCCCCAGAGCGGCCAGTGTAGCGGATCAGCTCGGCACCGATGCGCAATACGCCAATAGTCGGGAATCCAGTCAGAGTCGTGAGCGTGATGCCTGTCGTTTGCGACGCGTCAATCGCAGCGGTCAGCACGGTCGCTTGCACGTCGTGCTCGGGACCAGCTTCATGGATAGCCAACAGCGTTCCGATTTCGATTCGCGCTACATCGGCAACAGTTAGCGTATTGCCGGCGGCGTCCCCGGTGGTCGTTGTAATAATGGTTGACACGGGGTTTGGGGCTTGCCCGTCAGGGCTGATGATCGACACTCCAGGCATGTCAACATGGACATGTGACCCCACAGTGACGCCCTTTGCCGCATAGACCCCAGGGACCGCAGTGACTTTTCCGCCACCGGCGGCTTCGGCTGCGGAAAACGCCGCGTTGAACGCGTCGCGGTTAACATCCCACGACGCAGACGGCGACGCGCCGAAACTGTTTGCGGAGATCGTGCCGTTACCTGCCAGCGCAACGATAGCCGCCTCGGTTGCGGGATCAAATGCAATCCCCCCATCCGAGGGGAAGGAAGAAACCACCATCTGCTCGTTGCCGTTATCGTCGAGCTGCCCAACATAGGCGCCGGTCGTCGGGTGATAGAGCCGGCCGCCAGGGCCAACCTTCCAATTACTCATGAGCGTATCTCCTGTCAGATGTAGCCCTGAAACGCACGGGTGGCGTCAGTCAGCGCATTGGGTTGATC